GTCCCGCAGAACCTTCATGACTGGTGCAACGCCCGCAGGACTTCATCAATGGCCTTGCGGCATTCCGCTTGGATGCCGGTTGCATCGAGGCCGGAGAGCACGGGCGGCAATTCATTTTCAAATTTGGCCCGGAGGATCGCCGTGGCCTGGGCCACCAGCCCGATCCACTCGGAACGGACATCCTCGACCCGGATGTAATCGCCCTTCCTGATGGCGACCTTGATTTCCCGTTCCTCGACTTCCGCCAGGAGTTTTCGCGCCTTGAGCGCTTCCTCGTTGTGCGGGGCGGGCTTAGTCGTGGCCTTGAATCCACGCACCCGGACGAACTCCCGCCAATCCGCTACCGACCACATTCCGTTCGATGCCGCCTTCGGGGCACCGTCGAGCTTTTGCCATGAGTTGAGGGTCCGCCGGGTGACGCCCAGCAACGAAGCCAGCTCGACGAGGTTTTTCGCGTAGGCGGTGCTGTCGGTGCTCCCGGCGGCGCGCGCCTCGATCCGCGCCCGCTCGGCCACGGTCAGGGGTTTCCCCGCTGCGACCTTCTTCACGATGTTCTGAAAGTCGGCGTCGAGGATTTTGCCCGCGAGTTCCGCGGAGATTTCCGGCTGGTCCATGCCGGAAGGCTGGCGTCAACGCGCTACGCCTTCACCGCGACCCATCCAGAAAAATTCAGGTAGCGCCAGAAGCAGTCCACTTCCGAGAAGCCGCACTGGTGGAGAAGTTGCTCGTTCCATGCGGCCGTGACCGGCACGAGGACACCTTCGAGCGACATGCGTTTGCGGTCGATTTCCTCCTGGCTGTAGCCGTTGTCCCGCTTCATGCCGTAGTAGAGATCGACCAGCATGGCATCGAGGTCGGCGCTCGCTCCGAGAACCTTTTCCACGAGGATCAGCGCACCACCGGGGATCAGCGAGTTGAACGCTTCCCGGACGATCTTGAGCCTGTATTCGATGGGAGTGAACTGGAGCGTGAGCACCGAGAGGATCACGCTGGCGCGTTCCGGCGGAAACTGGTGCCGGAGATCCATCTCGCGGATGGAGACCACGCCGCAGTCGATGTATCCTTGGAAGCGTTTCCGTGCGGCATCGAGCATTGGTTGGCTGACTTCCACACCGACGAACCGGTTGTATGCGCCATACTTGCTGATGAGCGGATCGAGCGCATCGCCGCGCGAGCAGCCGAGATCCACGATGGCGGTCTTTTCCTTGGCGAAGCAGGTCGCGATCTCGAACACCGCCTTCCGCATCACGTCATACTGCGGAATCGAACGCCGGAGCATTTCGTCGAAGACATCGGTGACTTCGGCATCGAACTGCCATTTGCCTTCGGGGAGGACGTGGTCGCGATTGTCGGATTGGCTGGTGGACGTTGCTTCGGGCTCCATGCCCGATGCGGGGTGTCAACGCCTCAAGCGCCCAGATCGAGCCCGACCTGCGGCAAATCGGTTGGCAAGTGCTTGAACTGCCGCCGGTGATCCTTCAGAGCCCTTCCCGTTTTGTTCACCCAGACCGACGGGATTCCCAAGCAGGCATACACGTCGCGCGTCTTCGGGTTGCTCTCGATGGCGTAGTAGTCGCCGCGTCCATACTTCGGGAAGATCAGGTCGATCAGGATGTGCCGCTTGATGGCCGGGGGCGTCCGGGTCACGCCGTCGTCAAAATAGGCATCCATCGGCTGCCAGCCGGTGAGTTCCGCGATCCGGGCCATCGTCGGCTCCTTCCACCGGTCGGGCCGGGCGGTGATCAGGATGACCCGGTGCGGTCGGAGCATTTCCACCAACCACTGCCGGTAAATCTCCGTCTTCATCCGTTTGGCCATCGGCTCCGGTCGCGTCCCGTGCGGGGCGGAGTTGCCGACCAGCGTAAAATTGAGATCGAGCAGATAGATCACAAGGCCACCCCCAGTCGTTTCCCGAAGGCGGCTTTTGCCTCGTCGGCGAGCCCCATCCGCGTGCCGTCCGGGTATGGGAGATCGAACTCGAACTCGATGGCTTCACGGAGCTGGGCGACATCGACCGCCCTTGCGCTGGCGCAGATGGCGGTGACGTTATTGCTCATTTCCGCTACTTTGACAGAGCGGAAGAGGCCGATAAAGAGCGCATAGAACTCTTTTTCCGTGTGATACTTCTGGACCTTCGGTTTGTCCTGAAAATCGCCCAACCGGATGCCCGGTTCGTAGTCGAGGCGGAAACAGATGTTCCCGGCATTGGACTCGTTCATGAACGCCTTCCCCTGAACCTGCCGCCACCCGGTTTCCGTTGCGCTCGATGCGCAGGCATAGACCTTGGTGAACGGGCGGCAGAGCGAGGCGCAGATCGTGGCGATCTTCTCCCGGTCTCCGGCGAACGGAACGGAGTTGAGCACGGAGCTGACGAAAATGGCGGTCCAATCCTTGCCCGCCGCGACCTCGGCCAAGAATGCGCGGGTCAGTTCGATGCTCTCGGCTTTGTTGATCTCGCTCCCGCCGGCCAGCCGGTAGGGCTCGAACGGCGTGCAGTCGATCCCGGCCTGCCGGAGCAGGAAGGTTTCGGTAAGATGGCCGGCGCCGAAGTCCAGGGCACTCGTGCCATGTTCCTTGATCCATGCAGCGCGCTGGCGCGGATTGTTGATGTCGAAGGTGTGGCAGGTCTTCGATCCGTGGACGGCGAAGATGAACCCGTTGCCGAGTTCGTCCCGGACCCGGCGTGCCCGCCGGAACGAGTTGTAGCGCAGGAGATCGGCGTAACGGGTCTGCACATCGAAATCCATCGAGAGCAAATTCATCATGGCCCGGGCGAACTCCGCTTCCGCCTCCGTGACATAGACGACAGGCGCGGATTCAACGCCCTTCTCCGCAAGCATTTCCAGTCGACCGATGCCGTTGATGACCATGCCATCCTCTCGCGCGATGATCGGCATCACAATCCCGGCCCGGTAAAGTGTGGCCGCGACGTTGCGGGCGTATTGCACCCACCGTCCGGCATTGATCCGGCAGAGATCCTTCACTTCGACCTCTGCGGGGTGAAGGCATCGCAGGAACTCCGGGGAATCGACCACCTTGTCCGGGATCGCGACGGCAAGGGATTCGATGTCGAGGGATTCGAGTTCTCTTGTGACCTTGCCGGGCGTCGAGTGGAAATCGAAGTCGTTGGTCGCCCGGTTGAAGACGATGTTGAGAGCCTTGCGCTGGTTCAGCGGCATTGCCTTGGTGCGGAACACCGGGATTTTCGTCGCGCCCATGCGCGTTGCCACGAGATGGCGCTGGTGGCCGGATAGGATCTCGCCATCGGCATCGGCGAAGATCGGAGCAAGGAACCCGAGCTTCCGTAGGGAAAGCTCGATCACATCGAGCCGCTTCGGGTCCGCCGAGCGCGGGTTGTAGGTGGACGGGGAAACGGCGTCGAGGGATTCGAGCGTGATCTTCATAGAGCAAGCCTTTCCCGGATGGCTTTCACGACGCTGGCCTTGTCGAATCCGGCCTCCTGCTTGATGCCGTCCGCCCAGGCAATGAACGCCTCCTGCGTGACGGTGAATCGGTAAAGGCCGATGGCGATGGTCACGTCACCCTTTTCGAGTTCCTCGTCGTGCTTGCCGCCGTCGTCCTTCGGGCCGTCGTTTTTCGGATTGAGCAACGCTTCGAGATCGACCGGTTCGAACCCGGCGAGCAGGGTGTCGAAGTTTTCCCGCTTCCACGAGTCGGCGATCTTTTCGAGTTCGTTGAGGTCGAGCGTCGAGAGTTCGGCCAGGCGGTTGTCGGCAACGAGGACCGCCAACTCCTGATTCTCGTCGGCGAAGTCCTGAAAATCGACCGGCACGATTTGGATGCCCAGGTGCTTCGCGGCCATCAGCCGCCCGTGCCCGGCGACGATGAACCCGGAGAGTTTGGAAACCGTGATCGGATGCCTCCAGCCGAAGTGCTGGATGTTCTTGGCCAGGAGCTCGATCTGGCGCTGCGGGTGCGTGTTCGGGTTGCGCGGGTTGGGATTGATTTCCTCGACCGGAACCAACTTCTCGAAGCTGCACCAGACTTCGACCCCGCTGGCGAGTGACCGCGCTTTGGGTGTTACCCCTTCATTAGATTCTTTGCGTGCCATCGCCCAGCGGCAAGCTGTCAACAATCCCCTCGATAGTGGGCAGCATCGGAACGATCTGCCGCCAGTTCTCCGGACTGCACCATCCGGCTTTAAACCAGCACCAGTCGCCGGCGACTTCCTTCCAGACAACGGCCACCCGGACTTGGCGGCGAATGCCGCTCTCCCGGCAGCGGAACTCGGCCCGCGCGATACGCCCCTTTGTGTCGAAGGTCAGGCGGTGAAGTCGTGTGCTCATCCGATCATCCCTCTGTCCTTTTCGGCACAATCCATCAGCGCGATGGCAAGCAGCCGACCGTCGTAGCCCTCCCGCTCCGCTTCGGCCATGACCTCCGCAGGAAACAGTCCGAACCGGACCCCCTGCCGTGCGTTGCGATCCATCGCCTGCCAGAGCGCAGCGGCCTTTGCTGCCACCTGTTCGGATGACTCGTTCATGCCGACCTCCCGGCATCAAGCCAGTTTTCCAAGTCAGCCAGCGCGGCCCGGACGCAGCCGCCGCTGCCGACCGCGATCTGGGCGGCGATCTTGGAGTCGATCTCCCATTTGGATGAAAGGAACCTGGCGATTTCGTCGGTGTCGGGTGCCCGGAGTTTGATCGCCTGGAACCGGGTCTGAAAGCGCTCGGTGAGCAGGTCGAGTTGCAGGTTGCTCGTGCCGATGAACGCCCGGCCCGCTGGCAGCTTGTCGAGGTAGGTCAGAAGCAAGTCCTGAGCGTCCCGCGAGCAGCGGTCCAGTTCGTTCACGATCCGCACCGAGAAATCCCCGAACAGGCTGCCGTAGGCGAGTCCGCCCATCCATGCCTTCACGGTTTCAATCCCGACAAGCTTTCCGTTGAAGTCCTCGATCCCGAACGGGCTGCCGGCCAACTCGGCGGCGAGCATTTCCGCGATGCTTGTCTTCCCGACTCCCGGCGGGCCGTAGAGTAAGACCTTGATCGGATGCCGTCCGTTGTTTTTTGTCGCCCGCGCCTTCGCCAGCAATGATGCGGCGACTTCGCCAGCGTGACCGATCAGGTCGCCGGGGCCGGTCGGACGCCACGCCAGCGGCGATGGCATGGGAGGCTTCGGTTTGCGTCGGAGTGTCCTCATAGAATGCCCGCCTCCTTGAAGCTGAAATATCCGGGCCGGTGATCGCCCGGCGTCCCGACGATCACATGATCGAGCAATCCCACCTGCAGGATGCTCGACGCCTCCGCCAGTCGCCGGGTGAGCCTGGTGTCGGCCTCCGACGGGGATGGGTCTCCCGATGGATGGTTGTGCATCACGATGATGGCGTAAGCCCCGGTGGCCACCGCCGGGCGGAAAATCTCGCGCGGATGGGCGGTGCATTCGTTCATCGTGCCGATGCTCACCATCGTGTGGCCGACCGCGACGTAGCGGGTGTTGAGATGAATCGCCACCAGCATCTCCTTCTCCGGGTCGTGCCAAGGGGTCTTCGTGATTTTCTCCCGCCAGTAGGTGAGTGCTTCACCTGGCGCATCCACCTTGAGCGAGCCGGGGCATTCGTTGAGCCGCTGGACCCGAACCTCATAGGTCGAGAACTTGTAGCGCGTGCTCATGGCCGTGCCTCCAGCCGACTGGCGAGTTCGGCGACCGCGATGGCTCCCTTGCGATAGACGGTCACCGCGATCAGTTCCACTCCCCGCCAAACGGCCCAGTAGCGGTTGTATCGACCGATGCGGATCATGGCCGGACCTCCTCGAGGGCGAGATGGCCGGGGCCGTTGCCTTCCGGGTCACAGTCCACCCACACGTTCATCCGCTTCTTCCCCCGCCGGAGCGTCAGCCCGAAGGACTCGCCGTCCTCCGTGTGGCAGACGCCCTCGACGGTGAAGCCGACGAGCCGCTTGGCCTGTTCGATTTCGGCTTCGACTGCGGTCATTTCCAACCCTCCCGGCGGATCCTCGCCTTCACGGTGTTGACCGAGAGACCGAACTCCCCGGCTGTCTTGCTCGGGCTATGGCAGTCGCGGTAGAACCGCTTCACCGCCTTCCAGTCGGTCGAGCCGTTGGTCTTCGGGCCGTCATCCAACTGATGTTCCTCGACCGGGTGTTGGTTCTGCCGCTCGAAGGCGTCGAACCGGACGACCTTCTCAGGTTTCGCTTCGACGGATTTCACCGGGGCGGCGGCTGCCGCGCTGGTCGAGATCGCTTCGCCTTTCATGATCGCCTCCACGATCTCGCGGATCAGTGGCACCGGGATCTCCGTGATTGTGAAAACCGTGCCGTTGAGGCCGGTCCGCCCGATCTGCTCCTTGAGGAATTTCATGGCCGCCCCGCGGGTCCGGCCCTGAAATCTGCCCTCGAAGAGCGTTTCGCCCTTTTCCTCACAGACGATGTAGTAGAGCTTGTCCATATTAGTTGCCCTCCTTGTCGATGGTGATGGCCAGCTTCTCGGTATCACCGGCAAACCATTTCTGGACGTAGATGGTGCCGATGACCGGCGGTTTTCCGGGAGGGACTTCCTCCTCGAACCGCACGGTGTTCTTTGTGTCCCGCAATTTGCGGAACACGATGGTTGTCTTTTCGCTCATGGCGTTTTGTTCTCCAATGCTGGCTGGTTTTGATGGACCGCGCCGGTCGCCAGCGGGGCCGGTCCGGTCGTGGTGAAATCGTCGTTGAAGAAGACCGCGAGGCAGGGGGTGCCGCAGACCCAGCTTTCCTCCACCATCCAGTTGCCGGGCGGCAACGGGCACTCCCTGTTCGGCATGAATTCGCCGATCCCGGCCCACTCGCCTCCGGCCCGAGCGCTGAGGCTCCGGCCACTGGTGATGTTGTAGGCGGTGTAGCGGGCGTCCTCGGCGGTGTAGAACTTCGCCCGAGCTTCGAGGTGGAAGAACCGGCGACGGTGCCTCGCCTTCCACTGTTGAATGTGATTACGAATCGGTCCCGGCAGCGGAGCCATCGCGTATTTAGAGATAGCCAGTTTCATCGCGCGTCCCCCCAGCGGATTTTCGCGCCGTCATCGAGGAGATGCTCGATGAACTCGTCGAGTGTCCATGCCCCCCGGCAGAACACCCCGGAGGTTTGCTCTTGCCGGAATATCCGGCGCTTCCATTCCCCGCCGGGGATGCGAAAGGCGATCTCGGCGGTGTTTCTGTCGGGCTTCTGTCTGGCTATCCCCTTCATGTCCAGACTCTGCCTAAGTGCCAAGGCACGTCTATAGCTAAGTGGAGGCGATGAAAAAAAGTGTAATGCCTCCTAACTTGGCACGCTAATTCAGGCAAACAGGCACTATGCCAAGTGCCCGATCTATCATACTTGGCACAATAATAGAGTGCCGCAATCGGGCTATGTTGGCATGTAAGTTGTGAGTCAGGCACTATGCCAACTTAGCGTCTATCGCACTTTTTTTATCCGAGGCCACTTAGCCATAGACGCACCATTGGCACCGGGCAGAGTTTGAATGTGAAGACACCAAACTCCACCGACAAACCAACACCGGCAGACGCTTTCCGCCGGTTGAACGACGAGATCAACAGCCTCATCCTGGCACTGGAGAAAATCGAACTCCTGCTCGCCACTGCCGGCCACCGGGATGTCCCGCAATACCTTGAGGCATTCATGACCGCGCAAGCTGCACTCCGCCGGGCGAAGGGAGGTGTGGCATGAATCACGACGCCATTCTCGACAAAGTCCGCAAACTCCTGCGCCTGGCGGACCAATCACGCGGGGCCACCGAACACGAGGCGAAGGTCGCGCTGGCCAAGGCCCACGAGATCATGACCCGCCACAACATCGACTCCGCCATGCTCCGCATGGAACGCGAAGCGGCGGGAGGCGGTTCCGGGTTCACGGTCAACAGCAGCAAGGTCGAACTTCCAAAGACTCTTAATCCCGCTGACCTGCTGATCCTCTCCCTGCTCCAGAGCCATTTCAATGTCCGGGTCATCCTGCTCCACGGCCACAAACAAACCCCGGTGGACATCATCGGGACGCCGACCGAAGTCGAATACGCGGTATTCGTGTTCCACTTCCTGCGGGAAACTTTCTTCCGCTGTTGGAACGAGTTCAAGAAAACCACCATCAACCCCGACCGCAAATCCTACTACCGGGGGTTGCACGACGGACTGAAGGCAGAACTCAACGCCGCCAAACGCCGGGCCGAGGAATCCTACTCCGTCGACCAGCGCGGCAAATACGAGCTGATGATCGTGGACGCCAAGGCGGTGATCGACCGCCATGTCGCTGAGAAATACGGGAAGCTCCGCAACCGCCGGTCACAGAACCGCCGGGTCAATTCCGAGAGCTACGTCGCCGGGAAAGCCAAGGGCGCGACGATCCGCATCAACCGCCCGCTGGCCAACGCATGACCACTTTCGCCCCGGTCATGACGGTCGGGGCGCTGAACCAAACAAACCGAAAGGACAAACCATGAACACGACAGAGAAGAAAACAGACACCACCCCGGCGGCGGCGAAGCCGACCGGGATCAAGAAACTCAACCTCGGCGGCATCACCCAAAAGTCGGAGAAGTCCGGCAAGGATTACCCGGTGCTGCCCGACCCGGACGGCGAAGTCGCCAAGCTGGTCGAGTCGATCACCGAACACAGCCGGCAGGTCGAGGCGCTCGAGGGGGCGCTGAACGTCGAGAAGGCGGAGCTGACCTCGATGGCCAAGCAGTTCTACTTCGACAACAGCCGGGGCAAGACGGCCATCCCGTCGAGCGTGAGCGCCAGGGCAGGATCGACCGAGGTGCTGGTGACGTTCCAGAACCGTTACAAGGGCACAAACGATGACGAGGCAATCAGCCGGATCGCCGGTGATGCCGCCGCCCAATACTTCCGCCAGTCGTTCGAACTGCGGATCAACGGGGACGAGATCCCGGAGGCGGAGGCCGAAGCCTTGATCGGCGAATTGCAGGAACTGTTCGCCCGCCACAACGCCAGCACCGCCCTGAGCGCAAAAGCGATCATCAAACCGACCAAGGAGTTCCACACCGCCCGGCACACGGCATTCGACCAGGACACGAACCTCGAACTGGACCGGATCGTCCCGGTGATCGCGATGGTGAAGACCAAGCTCGGAAAGGGGGGCGAATGATCCAGACATTCGGCGCCACCACCGTCCGGGTAGTCCGGACACCGCAAGGCGAACGCTTCGCGGAGATTCGGCCCAAGAAGGGGAACCCCTATCAGGTGCCCGCCGAACTGCTGCCCCTGGCGGCGGGCAAGGATGCATGGATGCGGGACATCCGGCTCCGATGCACGGGCTGCGGTCAGCCACATAGGGCCGCCGAGTTGGGATCGGGACTCTACTGTCCGACTTGCATCGAGGAAGCGGAACGCGAGAACGCGGAACTCGACGGGAGGGCCGAGCCATGACGGCGGTCCACCCGATCACGTTCCCGGCACGTCCGCTCAACGGTGGGAGGCTGGAACTGGCACCTGCCAAGCGGGGCGAGTGGGCGGTCGAACCGAAGCTCAATGGCTGGCGGGTGTTGGTTCACGCCCCGACCATGACGGCATTCACCCGGCACGGTGAACCACTGTCGATTGCCAGGGAGTTCGCGAGCGCCATCGACCGTCTCCACGGCATTTGGACCCGAGATCCGGTGTTGGAGTGGATCGACTGCGAGGGGTTGGAACGGCGGCATGGTATCGGACGCGGTGCGCTCGTGGTGCTGGATGCCGTGATGCCCGGCAGCTATCGGGATCGGCGAGACCGGCTGCGCGCCACCATCGGTGAACCACTGCCAATCGACGCCCAGCCGCCGCCGGATTCCGTGACGCTCGTGCCGTCGTTCCCAGTGAGCGATGCCGCAGCGGTCTATGCCCAACTCCGGGAGTTGAACCAACTCTGGCGAGCGCCATTCTACGAAGGGGTCGTGATGAAGCGCGCTGACAGCACATATCCAATCCAGAACCGTTCGGCGACCGAGGAGTTCGCCGGATGGATGAAACATCGGTTCCTGAACTGACCATGAGCGCCAACCATCCGAATCGCTTTCCGCCCAAGTTCCATCCCGGCAAGGTCTATGCCTCACGCGGGGCGATGGCGCTCGGAGTTGATCTCACCCCGTTCCTCGACCGGCACGTCCGGGCCGATTGGGGCGACGAACTCGACTTCAACGACATCCTCGCCAACGAGCAGGCACTTGAAACGGGCGACCGGCTCTTGAGCAAGTATCGCGTCCAGCCCGGCGTTTCAATCTACATCCTCACGGAATGGGACAGGTCGGCAACCACCGTTTTGCTCCCCGAGGAATACTGAACCAGGAGAGCGATAATCCGCTCGATCCACTCGGCATCCAACTGCCGCTCGGTCAGGCGGATCACCCGCCAACCGGAGAGCGCCGCCTCCAGATACTTCTCCGCATCCTTTGCGTAGCCGCAGCCCCGCGAGTGCCGCCCTCCGGCCCGCATAAAGATGCCGCCCTCGACTTCAATCAGCGTTTTGGATGGCAAATGCGCGAAGTCGGCCCGCCATTTCCGATCCGGGTGGAACCGGTATTCCCGCTCCAGCGGCGGGCCGTCGAGGCACCGCCAGAGGAACAGAAACTTCGATTCGAGCTTGGACGCCACGCCCGAAGGGCGGTGTCAAGGCTTCCGCTTGTAGTTCAGGAACGCGATGTTCGGGGTTTCCTTCCGCAGGCTGGCGTATTCGAGTTCCAGCTTCACCGTGCCGATCACTTTGCCGGCGGTGTTGGCGAGTTCGCCCACCTGGACCACCCGCTTCGGGTCCTGGCGCAGCATGGTGTAGGCTTCAAGCAACGACTGTCTCAACGCTTCGATGTTTTCTGGAGTTTGCATAATCTTTTCAGAAACAGGTTTGCCCGGTAGAGTTGAACCAGCGGCTCGGGCAGTTCCGATGGTTTGAGAGTTGTTCGATAGTTCGTGAGCAATGACCGCGCATACCACATCGGGATGTCTTTGCGGCGCTCGCGGGCGTAACTGTTGATCTTGGCCTGCATCCTTTTCCTGTAGGCCTGCTGTCGTGCCTTGTATCGCGGGTCTTCGCGCCGACACTGGACGCACTTTTCCCTGAAAGCGGCGTCGTTCCCACAAAGACAGATATTCCTCTGCTTTCTCGGCGGCGGATTCGCCGCCCGTTGTGCCCTGGCATATTCTCTCGCGCGTTCGATATTCTTCCGATACCACTCCGCGCGGCGGGCATTCTGCCGGGCTTTCGTCTTTTGGTAGTTCCTCTTGGATGCCGCTTTGTTGCACTCACGGCAGTAGCCGCCACCCCACGGCGCAATCGGATTTCCGCAGGCACAAGACCGCGAGGTTGAATCTTGGGATTTCACGCATTTCCCACCTGATTATCGTCAATTCCCTCTGTGAGCTGCCCGCGATAGGTGGGAAGCACCAAAACAAACTGGTCTTGCAACTTGAACGGTCGTCGCGACATCCCTGCCTTGGGCGGCGGGCGGAATAGATTCCTTCACTTGGCGAGTTCCTCGTAGATGTCCACGACCGGGCGCAGGTCGCGGCGCATGGCTTCCTTCTTCTCACGGCTGGCCTCGGCGATGTATCCGGCGTCGATGAATCGGCGATGGAGTCCGCAGATCCGGTTCACCCAGACGTTGAATGTCTCGATGGGCTTGTCGTTCGGATCGGGTACAAGTTCTTTCGGGGTGAGAACCCGCCCGGCTTCGATGGAACGTGCGAGGCGGCGTTTTCCCATCTTGTGCTTCTCGGCGAGCTTGAGCCACTTGTCCTGCGCCGACTCTTCGAGTTTGGCGACCACCTTGTGGTGTTCGAAAAACAAATGTCGCCGGCGACATTTGATCGGAACGCTGCGGCAGACCCACGCGGCACGGGCAAGCGTTTCGATTTCAAGGCCGGTGATTTCCTTGGCGCGCTCATACCGCTCTTCGATCTCCTCCGGCCTGCCTTGTGCTCCCGGACTGCGACGATCTCCACCGCGCTTCCCGCCCCCAAGCTCCTCCTCCCCATGAATCAACCAGTCGCCCACCATGAACATTGCTGCCTTCGAAACCCGACCAATTCTGCGGCCAAGGGCCGTCCATTCCTCGTCGGTCAATCGGTCGTGAAACTGAAGTCCGACTTCGGTGACCGTGACCTTGTCGTTATTGATCGTGAGTTCGTCGTTGGTGATGGCGAGTTCGTTCATTGGTTTGTTGTCTGGTTGATCTTGATCTGGGCTTGGCGGTAGGAATCCCGGGCGGTCACGGCCCGCATCGAGCGGGAAGGCGGCAGGTTCAGTTGCCGGGCGATGTCAATGCACCGCTTGCTGACCGCCGCGCGCGTCACGCCGTGCCGCCGGGCGATGGAGGTCATGCTGTCGCCGAGGAAGCTCGCGCCGCTGACGACCGCGAAGCATTCGAGCGTCAGCTTGGCGTTTTTCTGGTTGAGTAGTTCGCCCAGCATCCGCCGCAGGGCATCCCACAGGTTCTCGGAGTCGAACGGCCCGGATCCCTCCGGCAGTGCCTCCGGCTCAATCTGCCCGATGATGTCCGGTTCCTCGCTGGCCAGTGGTGAATCGGCCAGGTCGCGATCCGACATGCCGGTGCCGTGGTAGCTGGTGTCGGGTTCGTCGATCCCGAGCCGCCGGAGGTTCTCACGATCCGCAGGGGACATCCCCTCCACCCACTTCCGGTAGGCGTCGGCGTGTTGGGCATCCCGGACGATCTGGCGTCGGGTGTAGTCTCCCCCGTCCTTCATGGAAGACCTCCGGCGACCGTTGAAACTCGAGCGCTGTAGCCTTCAGGCGCTCCAGCGCGCGCGAACTCCGATTTATCGGTTCGCGCTGTATTTCTACGAAATACTGCAAGGATTGCTGCAAGGTGACTTGCTGCAAGGTGCGACCTGTCTAGCAAGGTTGCCAATCTGGCAAGCAAGGTTCGGCTTGCAGCAAGCTTGCTAGACATCCTTGCAGGGAAGGAAATCGCGTCAGCCGACATGGTTTCGCCCCCTCCACAAGCGGGTTGCGCGGTCGAAAAAGATCGGCCCGCGCTTCATCACCGACATGCACTTGTAGATGCGCAACGCCTCGGCG